CGATGAGCTGCTCGAAATTCTCGCTGCCGATTTTGCCGGTCGAAAGGAACTGCGCTTCCATCGAGCGCGCAGCCTTGACGTTGATGCCCGCGGAAGCAGCACCCTTGACCGCCGCCGCCTCCATGTCGGCCGCCGATCCGGCAACACTGCGGCCGAGGCCGGCCGCCGCTATTTCCACCGGCTTGATGGAAGAGAGATAATCATTCCACGCCTTCAGTCCGACAACCAGGGCGGCCGTCAGCGTGCCGACGCCAGCCGTGACCGGTGTGACCAGACGGGCGGCTCCCGACGCAAGTGAACTGAAATCCTTCAGCGCCGCGTTCGCGCCACCCGGACCGGCATAGAGCTGCAGTATCTGAGGGCCTTGCTGCGCGGCGATCATACCGGGGTTCATGCCGCCGTAAAGCGACTGGCCAACGTCGAAAAGCTGATAGGTCAGGTTCTGGCGGCGGAACTGCGCAGCGGGACCGCTGACGCTGGATGTGCCCTTGATCGCGTCGATCGCGCCGAGGGCCGCCCGGCGCTGGCGGGTAAGCGCCTCGGCCATTTCGTCGGCCGAGAGAGCGCCTACCTTATGAGCCTCGCGAATGTCAGCAACGGCAGCCTTATAGTTCGTGATGACCGCGAAGAGCGGGTTGTATTTGGCGCGGAGTTGGTCGAGCTGCTGACCGTAGGCGGCAATATCGGCGCCACGATCGGGCGTGACGGTTACGCGGTCGACGGCACCTTCGGCAAATGCTTTTCTCGCTGCGGCGGCGCTGCCGATCGAGGAGACCATCGCATCATAGGCGTTCTTCTCGCGGATACGCAGGTCGATCGCCTGCGATGCGGAGATCGCGCCGACGCGCTGCGCCTGATTGATCTGCTCCAGGGACGCGCGCAACCTTGCCTGGGCGGCGACCAACGGGTCGAACTTCGCCGCCAGCCGGTCCAACTCCTGACCATAGGCGGCGATATCGGCGGCGCGCGAATTCATGTTGGCGGCCGGCTGCGCGATACGGTGCTGAGCGTCGATCAGCTTCTGCACCTGGGCAGCGCTGGTTTCGGCTGCCGTGCCGATGGTCGAAAACGCTTGCTTCGTCGTCTGGACGCCGGGGCCGACCTTGCTGGTGTCGAGCGTGACTACGGCGGCAAGCTTCAAGGGGGATGGTGCCATCAATCGTCTCCGCTATTGAGAATCGGCAAGGCGGCTTCCTCCATCACCCGCAAATCGTCCCACAGCTCGGCGGCAAATCCCTGCCGGCGAAACACGACGTCGCATGCCGTAAGATCGAGGCCGATCCAAACAAGCCCCGCCATGCCGACGCTGGACACACGCCACTGCGTATCGCAGGCAAGGAACGCCATCAGGCTCTCCCAATTGCATTCCGCGACCGCATCGAAGTCGTCCGGCTCTTCATCGTCCTCGGAGATCTGCACGCCCCAGGCGGCAAACTCTTCGCGCACGGTGTCCGTAAGCCGTCCAGGCTGGCTCCTATCGGTCCGGCCTGTCCTGATGAACGCCCAGCTCCGGGCTAGGCTTTCGAGTTTCCCAGGCGGGCCTTGTCGCTGGAGATCGCCTGTTGGAACGCCTCGTTGATGCCGACGATGACACCATCTCGATCCAGCGCCATGTCGAGCATGGCGGGCGAAAACGCGATTGCCTCATCATTATCGCCGACGATGCCGCGCCAGTTCTGGATGATCAGGTGGAACATGGAGCGATCATATGCGTCGATCTCGGCGCCGATCTCTTTCGCCTTGGCGGTCGCAGCGGCAAAATCCTTCAGGTAGTCGTCCGACTTGGGCAACTGCTCGACCAGCGCATCGCGCTGCTGCTGGTAGGTCTTCCGCTCATCGCGGCTGCGAATGAGCAACTGCGCCTCGAACGTCTCTTCCTTGAGGACGCCGGGATTGTCCTCATCCGGCGTGAGGACGGAGACGGGCCACCAGACCGTGAGGTCTTTGACGAGCTTAAACATGCTTTGAAAGTCCTTTTAAACTTACTTGAAGGTGACGAAAAATTCGTCGTTGCCGACGTCGGGCAGCACCATCAACGAGAGCTGGTTGCTGAGGATTTTCTGATTTTCCGCGTAGCTCGGGCGGCCGAGCTGGAATTTGCCGCCGCTGAAGCTGACGATGTTGCCGGCCGTTTTGCCATGCGTCGCTTCCATGGTGCCGGTCTCATGAGCGGCGGCCTTGCCGAACCAGTCGATCGTGGCGAGAGACGCCGCCGCCATCGTCGCCTGACCGGTCATCTGGCGGTCGACATATTCGATGCTTTCGGCGTTGATGAGCAGCCGTGCCTGGATGTCGGCGCCGAGGTCGAACGAGAAGGTTTCGCAAGCGCCGGCATAGCCGAACAGCTCATACGTCGTGTTCGCCTTGGAGACCGGAACCGGCTTGATGAACTTCGTCAGATCGACCGTCGGCATGGCGACGTCGGAGATCGTGCCGAGAAGCCCCGTCATGGTGAACGACCAGCGGGCGACCTGATCAGGCTGAAAGTTCAGCTTCCAGGTGCCGCGGCAACCGAGCATGATGTGCTTGATGCCATCGTTGATGAAGTAGTGCGACGACGATTCGAAGCCATTCGAAATCGGATTGTATGTGGCATCCTCGTCCTCGGTGACGACTTCCGCCATCCCGCAGGAACGCAGGCACGCACCATAGGGCGGCGGCGTACCGGGTTCGCCGGAGCCTACGACTTCGACGTCGTAGGAAATCCGGGCAAAGTTGCCGGTGAGGATGACGCCCTGATGCCCCATGGTCGGCAAGATCAGATCGCGGCCGATGTCCTGGCCAACGGACGGTTCGAACTTGAAGTTCAGCGCCTGGATGGCGTTGGCCGCGCCGGTGGGCATGGCGTCTTCGCCATAGGCGGTGTCCATCTTCACCAGGAGCGCCTTGTTTCTCGCGAATTTCGTCATGGATCAGACCTTTTCCTTCTTGCCGGCGTCGGGCGGGGTGGTGGCGGTTCCAGGCGCCTCGGCTGCCGCGTCGGGCCGAGGCTCGATCGTCGCCGGCGTCGGCGGGCTGCTGGGCTTGGCCGTCTCCGGCCGGCTGACGAGCTTCAGGCTCTTGTCTTTCTGACGGCGGTAGGAGCCGCCTTCGTGGGGGTGCGTCATGAGCGCTCCAGTGTTCGGGTTGTTTGCCATGTCTGGACGAAGATGCTTGTGCCCTTGGCCGGCGAGGAGCCCGCCCGGCTGCCGACGAACGACACCAGCTCCTCGTGTTCGTCCCATTGCCAGCCGGCCAGGGCTTTTTCGATCTCATCGCGCATCAGCTCGAAGATCGTCACGCGCCCGTCGCCCTTGGCATCGTCGTAGCGACGGAGGAAGAACGCCACGAGAAACCGGACTACGACCGACTGCCGAAACGTGCCCGATACAAATGCGTTGTCGCCGGCGCTCTCATCGAACGGCAGGACGAAGACGGTGCGATTTCTCGGCATGACGCCGTTCGACAACGCCTCCAGGTCCTCGGCCGTCTGGATGTCCGTGATCGACGTTTTCGCCTTCAGGCGCTCCATGACGGCCGTGATCATATGAAGCCCTCATAATTGACGTCCGGCCTCACCAGCACGACGCGGCCGGCGCCGTCGCTCGGCTGCTGGCTGGCATCGTCGAAGGGCAGATTGACCTTGCCGGCAGCGACATCGCGAAGGGCGTCCATGGCGGCCTTCCAATCGCGAATGACATGCTCCGGAGCGCCATTCAGATGCAGATGATAGCGCGCCAGCGAGACCGCCCAGGTGCGGACCAGTTCCGGCACGACCGGAAGGGGCAGGCGATAGCGGGTGCTGATATAGCCCTCGATCTCGCTGCCCGCCGTGGCGATCGCGCCGTCGATCACGGCCGGATCGGCAACGCCATGCGGTCGCGTACGCCCGCATCGATCATCGCGATACGAAGGCACCGTTTGACTGCTTCCTTGTTCAGACCAAGAGCCCGCTGGGCAGCTTCCGAAAAAGTTCCGGAGAAAGATGCAGCAAGCGCCGAGAGCACCTCGTCGGCATCGGGGTCGATCCTCAAACCGATCGGCGTCGTAATTAGGGTCAGATTGTTCCTAATTCCAGGCTCTTCCGACACCGAAAGCGCGCGGGCGCGGTTCGCCCTGCGGCCTGGCTTGATCGCGCCCTTTGTCGCCTCGTAGATGGAACGCCACTGGGCTACCGCGATGGCGCGGTCGAGCACGACAAGTTTTCCGCGCAGCACTTGGGCGGAGATTTGCGCCAGTTGTAGGGCGGCTTCCGAGGCGAGTTCCGGCAAAATTAGCGCTTTGATGCGTGTGAGCCCAAGCGCGGAGGCTGCGAGCAGACGCCGCCGGCCCTTGATCAGCAAGAAGCGCGCTCCTGCTGCAGCAATCTGGATCGGCATCTGCTGGCCGTTCGCTGCAATGTCCTCCCGGAGAGTGTCAACCCAATCGGGATCTGGCTTGCGATGAGAGGCGGAAATGTCGATCAGGTCGATATCGATATCTTCAATACGCATTATACCGCCTCCATCTCGGGTCGCAGGCGTGCGGCAAGCACGGCAAGCGCTGCCTCCTGCGCCCTGGTAGCGGCCTCACCAATCGCCGAGACGAGGACGGCGCGAAATGCAGATGAAAAGACGTCCGGCACGGTAGAGGCGGCGGAGGCGCCCACGGTCGGACGGCGCACGGAACCTTCGCGCACCTTGAGGACGTAGCGGTTGAAGCCGCTCTGCGAGCAGGCTGCTTCGCCAGCAGCTTCAAGGCGTATGTTGAACTCCGCCAGCATCGCGAGTTGCGTCATGCGGCGGCTCACGATCATGTCGTAGAGCCACTGCACGTCGGCAGTCAGATGCAACGGTAACGTTTCTATAGTCGAGAGACGGTCAGCCATGGTTGTTCGGTCCGCTCAGGCCGCTTTTCCGTCCACTGGAGAGTGGTCATTTTGACGTGACGGGCGGCGCAATTTCGGGCTAAGGTCCGCCTCACTGTCGTGACGGCCCCGCGTGTACATGCTGATTGGGAACATCTCGCGGAACGGAACGCCTAATGCCTTGGCCAGCGCCTCGGCACCGGGACGGCTCGCTCCGATGATGCCCTGACGGCAAGCCGCCGGATAAAGCCCTGCATCACGGGCAATGCCGGTGAGCGTCTTGTTCTTCCGGAGCAGCTCTTCTTTGATGGCAGCGCGGGTCCACGTTTTCGTGGTCGTCATGATGGTTCCCTGTCTTTCTGACCTTCTGCAAAAAGGTCTGTTGGCGTGGGTGTGTTGGTTAAAGCTGTGTCGCAACGGACGCAAACCAAAATAGCCATATCTGGCCATTGCTGGCTCTTCGGACTTTCTTTATTGGCCATATGTGCCGGAATCGGCCTTATATTGCTGATATTAAAGAATAATCCGATGCTTCTTGGCTGAGGTGCGCAGTCCGAAATTCATTCGGAGTTGATTGGATGACCGCCAAAACGATCGCGGATCGGCTTAAGGAACTCGTTCCGGAACGCCAGAAGTCAGAAATGGCAAGAAAATGCGGAATTCCGGCGAAAAGCTTCTCGTCGTATATTGATGGAGTTGAGCCAAGCGCTTCGAGGCTGGTGGAACTAGCTCGGGGGCTAGAGGTCAATCTGCTTTGGCTAGCGACTGGCGAAGGCCCGAAACGACATGAGGGCCAGATCACGGCGACCGCCCTGCCATCGGTGTCTACGGCGATCGACGAATTGGAGATTTCAGCAAGGTTGCAGCGGATTGAAGCGGACTTCTATAATGCTGGACCCATGCCCTTTACCGGTCCGGTCGCGGAGCGAAGAGCGGAACTCTTGGAAATTGCAATGAATAGCGCCATGCCGGAGAAGGCGCGGATGTGGGCGGATCGGTTGCTCTCTGCCGGCTTTGAGGACAAGGAAGCAGCTCGCCGCATGGATGAGCGCTGGGAGCGCCACGTAGTTCGGCAGCGTCTGATGCGGTCGAAGATCGAGGCTATCGGTGCGGAGTTCAAGGGAACGGTATCGCCGAACTTTATCGGTGATCTGACGATGCTGGCCATGAGCCACCCGCTATCCGAGACCGATATCCAAATGATATTGGCAGGCGCGCATCTCCTCACTTATGAAGCGCTCGGAAAGCTTGACCTCGGCTGGAAACCGGACATCAAATGAAATATCCTGCGCTCCGGGTCAGACGCTTTCCCGCCACATGATCTTGCGTGCAAGCCTCATCTTCCAATTGCCGTCTGCGAGCGCAATTCCCTGATAATTCAGGCCTTTAAATCGCAGGATCACGGGTATCAGCGGGTATTCCCATAAATGCCATCTGTTATTGCGGGATACAGTTACACGAGAACCCGGCCTTCGTCATCCTCGGGCTTGTCCCGAGGATCTGCAACGGTTTGATTTTGTTGACGTAAGTAGATCCTCGGGACAAGCCCGAGGATGACGTCGTGTGCGGAGCGAGGGCGCGGGCCGGCGAATGCTCAGCTCCGGCGGAGCGAGAATTGCGCGCCGGCGTCCGAGGTGCAGTTCAGCTGGTTCGAATTGACCAGCGCGCAGTTGACGAGGGAACTCGTGCGCTTGACGTTGGAATAGAGATTGATCTGCACCACCCCTTCCGGCGTGGTCGTGTAGGTGCCGGAGGCCATCTGGGTGTTGGTGCCGTCGGTGGTGCGCGTCTGGAACTGGCCGCCGGAGAAGGTGGAGACGAGGCCGTTCGGATCGGACCAGTTGCCGTCCACGGTTCGCGGCGCGGGCTGCGAAGAGACGGGCATGGGTCTCGGGCCTCCGTCGATGCAGGCGGCGAGCGAGGCCGCTGCGGCGATGAGGGCGAGGCTGGTCTTGATCTTCATGAATCTTCTCCGCGATGGCGATGGACGGTTTGCCCGACAGTTGGGGAAAAGCATGGAGCGCCGGCCGGGCGAAAGCAAGGCTCGGGCGCGTGCGCGGCAACTTTATCCCGCCGGCGTAGCAAAAATGCCCGCACGAGTGCGGGCATTTCGAAGTCGAAGGTCTCGTGCGTGCGGATCAGCGAACGAGGATGTTCTTGAACTGCCACGGGTCCTTGGTGTCGATGTCTTCCGGGAACAGGCCCGGACGGCCGTCGAGCGGGGTCCAGTCGGTATAGTGGCCCTCGACCGGGCCGAGATAGGGCGACTGTACTTCGAGGCAGCGCTTGTAGTCGATCTCGTCGGCTTCGACGATGCCGGCCTTCGGGTTTTCGAGCGCCCAGACCATCCCGGCGAGAACCGCCGAGGTCACCTGCAGGCCGGTCGCGTTCTGGTAGGGCGCGATGCGGCGGGTCTCTTCGAGCGACAGGCGCGAGCCGTACCAGTAGGCGTTCTTCTCGTGGCCGTAGAGGAGCACGCCGAGTTCGTCGACGCCGTCCTCCAGCTCGTCCTCGTCGAGAACGTGGTGAACCGGCTGCGGCGTGCCGCCATTGCCGAACATCTCGTGCAGCGACAGGATCGCGTCATTGGCCGGATGGTAGGCATAGTGGCAGGTCGGGCGGAAGGTCACTTCGCCGTCCTTGTCGCGCACCGTGAAGTAGTCGGCGATCGAGATGGACTCGTTGTGGGTGACGAGGAAGCCGTATTGCGGGCCGGGCGTCGGGCACCAGGTGCGCACACGGGTGTTGGCGCCCGGCTGCTCCAGATAGATGGCGGCCTGGCAGCCCTTTTTGTGCTTCCTGGCGTTCTTCGGCATCCATTCCTCATGGGTGCCCCAGCCGAGTTCGGCCGGCTGCAGGCCCTCGGAAATGAAGCCTTCGACGGACCAGGTGTTCCAGAAGACGTTGAGCGGCTTCGGGTGCTTGGTGCGCTGGGTGTCGCGCTCGGCGATGTGGACGCCCTTGACGCCG